TTAAGACCCTCTAAGAATCCTAATTTGTCCCATTTGTTGATTGTGTCTTCTTTGATAACTTTAAGGTGCTTAAGACCGATGTTACCTACAAGACCTGATTCTAATAATGCTCCCATTTTTAGTATTTGTTTGTTTTATTTATTTTTATTTTTTATTTATCCGATTTTACTCATCAAATCTTTCATTCTTAAGAATTGAGGATTCTCATATGTTTTAGATTCAATAAGAGTAGTTGATGAACCTGAAGAAACATTTTTGTTTAATTTAGTTTCTACTGATTCATTGATCGGTGTACTTTCACTAGTTGATAATTCATCTTTGATCGACTTATAAAGATTTTTTGATTCTTTCAAAGTTTCTACATTATCGAATCTTCTAAGAATGTTAATTTTTTCTTTTTTAGTGGTCGAATGTTCAGTGAACAATCTTGTTGCGTATGCCAAGTTAGAGTTGAAGATTGCAACTTCATTAAGTTTTTCTCTGAAAACATTTAATGCTTTTCTGTACTCTTCATTCTTTTCTCTCAACACATTAACTTCTTCTTGAGTAGATTCTTTTTTAAGGTTTCTATTGTTAGTTATACCTTTTCTAAGACCTTTTGGCCCAAATGCATAACCTCTAGCAGCCTCTTTAGTTTCTTCCTTTTCGAAAGCTTTTCCTCTTAGAGTACCACCTTTTTTGGTTGTAAAATCTTCAGCACCCTCTTTTGTTTCAGCTTTAACAACTTTTGACTTACCATCTGTATTTTCACCTTTAGGGAAAGATTTCGCCTTTGTTGCACTACCAGTTCCATAGGATTTAGGACCCTCTTTTTTCTTTTCGTTGAATCCTCCGGTTTGTTTCTCGTAAGTGAATTTAGGTCCTTTACCAACAATACCTTTAGGTTTTACTGTCGATTTACCTTCTCTAACCGATCTTCTATGGTCGTAAGATTCGTCCAAATCATCATCTCCCATTTCGTCGTCGTCATCATCCATGTCTTCTTCCATTTCAATTTCATACATAACTTCTTCTTCCATGTCGTATTCCATGTATTCGTCTTCCATGTATTCGTCTTCCATGTATTCGTCTTCCATGTATTCGTCAGACTCTTCTTCCATTTCGATTTCGTACATTACCCCTTCTTCTTCTGATTCGAAATCAATATTGTCAACATCTCCTTTAGAGTTGAATATTGTGTCAATCAACTTATTTCTTTCTTCAGAGTCGAAATCCATTTCTTCTAAATCCATTGTTTCGTCTAATTCTTCTTCTTGTTCCTCAGACTCACCAAGCTTTACAAGATATTCTACATCAGCGTCTTCATCACTTAAGTGAATGTCTTCACCGTCTTTTTTAACGATGATTCCATCTTCTTCACCCATAGCTTTGAACACTCTTAGAATTTCTTCGTCAGAAGCGTCGGTCAAATCGATTGGACTTTCTTCAGAATCCATGTCCATGTCCATATCTAGTTCCATGTCCATTTCATCCTCATTATCAGTATCCATGTCAACGTCTTCTGTGTCGTCATCCATATCTACATCTAATTCAACCTCATCTTCCATATCTTGTTCTGATAGAGATTCTTTTACTAACTGATTGATTTCTTCCTTCATTGTAGAAGCAAGTATTCCTTTTGCATTCTGGGCGATAGCTTCTTCAACATTTTTCATTTGAATAAGTGCCTCCTGTACTAAATTTTTATTTTCTTGCATGAAAAAAACTATTTTATTTTATCATATAAATAGTGTCCAAATGAAAAAAATTCATTTTGACAATATTATCATCAAAGATTTATTAAATTTTATATTATAAATACCCACAAAATAAAAAAAGTGGTCAGTCACCTAACCACTTTAATAAAACACTTTTAAATTATTAACTAATAACTTCGTCAATCTTACTTTCAGATACTGAAGTTATTCTCCAATCGTGTGTGAAACCTTCGTACTTTTTAGTTACCTTGGCTTCAACATCAGTTACGGAATAACCGTTAACCAATTTTTCTTCTCTTACCTTTTTGATCTTTCCCGTGTTCTCATCAGGGAAATCATACTGAATTTTTGCTACAAAATATTTCTCGTCCATAATTTTATTTTCCCAAAAAATCGTTCAATTTTTTCATTAAGTCAACTGACTTCTCAACATAATCATTCCCCCCCTTAGATTTTTTTTCTTCTTCCAAATTTTCCTCATATTTGCTTCTTTCATCAGGATTTGAAAATAGATAAGCTCCTGGTGTGGATGGAGATGAAACTAAGTCAAAACAAATCAGTTCAAAATCATCTTGTACTTCATTTCTTTCACCCACTTTCTTTAAAGATCCAACTCCCCTTGATGAAATCCCCAAAGTAACACCTTGTCTCATCAAGTTAGCAGCCTGATCTCCTTTTGTGGACACAATCCCTCTTTCATGAAATCCAGGTGAAGTCAATAATTTTAACTTACCCATCAAAATATTTTTATCCCACCAAATATCCGTAATTATGTGAGAAACACGATCCAAATCAATAAGTGAAGATTCAGGGTGATTTAATTCAGATGTTGACAATCCTTTTGCAATTGCTTGTTTGTATCGATCGGCTTCTCTTTTCAATATCCTTTCAGGATATGTTCGTCCATTTCTGTTTGGAGTGTCATACTTCTGTAAAACAGCATAAAACTCAAATGGATTTCTATAATCCATATTTGAAGCTTCTTTCAAAACTTCTATATTCTGAGCGTCCTTTGGGGATACATAACCAGCATCCATTTCAATAAGAATACCGTGACCAAGTTCGCTAGCTTCTAAAATTCTTAAATTTTTCATTTAATATTTTTTTAGATAAATATATAGAATTAGATTGTTTGATCGGAAATGGTCTTTTTGGAGATGGAAAATTCAAAATATTGATTGGAGTAAACATTGTTCTGATAAATTGATTTGACAATGTTTTTCACAGATTCCTTTATTTCATATGATCTGAAATCTGTATTTACGGACGTAAAAAGATTGATTTCTAAATTGAAAAAAGATTTTTTCCCTTTGGAAATTCCACTTGTTCGTAAATCTAAATCGACAATATTTTTGTCCAAAAATATTTTTTGGTCAAGTGATTCAGTTACTGAATTTTTTATTTCTCTCCCCAAACTACTTACAACACGATTCCAATTATGGTCATCATTTTTTGGGGTAACCCACGATTGTATGTTAATATAAATTGATTTTAGGTTCTTCGAATCAACTGTCCCATAGACAGACTTGATTGGGTTGAATAGGTTAAGTTTGACACTTTTACCTTTTTTCATTTGGATAATTTTATGTAAGTTTATTTTCTTACAAAAAATATAGATATAAAATCACCTCATGTCAAAATTTTTTATATCTTTGTTGATATTTGTAATATATGTTAATCGTAAAAATAAAACAAGGAGAAAGTATAGAGAAAGCTCTCAAGATTCTCAAATCAAAAGTGGTGAAAACAAAACAAAATCAAATTTTATTTGATAATAGGGATTATACAAAAAAATCTGAGATCAAGAGAGCTCAGATTCTTAAGGCTAAGTTTGTTCAAAAAAAGAAGGATAAATCAAATTGATTGTTCCAAATTTTTCAGTTTCAAAAAATTTAATTGATCAAATTTCTCTACCTTGATTTTTTCGATTGTTTCTGAAATTTTTGATTTAATCTCTTCGGATTCTTCACTACTTAATATATCACTTAACTTTGAAATTGTATTTTCTTTGATTGTTTGGAATTTCGTTTCCAACGTATGAGTGTCTTCAGACACAATCTGAAAAAATTCCTTTTTAGTATTCTCATCCAAAGATTGGATATAATTACTAATTGTTTGATTAGCAACTGCAACCATTGAACTTATTGGAATATTGACACTTTCTTTTACGGTTTCCTTTTGGGACGACACTACCTTGATGACATTTTTTTTCGCCTGAACTCTTTCTAATAAATCTACATTTTTGTTGTAAACTAATGTATCAATATCGGCATATTTGTTTTCGACTTTTGACAATGAAGTTGGTAATTTGATCGCTGGTAAAATTTTGTTCAACAAGCTTACCCCCTCTTCAATGAAAATTTTGGAATCCTGTTCATTCAATCCTTGGGGAGAACTCAGTTGATCGTATATCGCATACGCTCTTGACATAGATTTATTACTCAAAACATTGTGTTTGAATTCTCTCAGGCTCTTTTTGAATTCTTGTTCGTTTTTGTAGGATTCTAAAAGATTGTTTTCTATCAGGGATTTTATGATTCCAAAAGTCATTTCTTATATTTTTTTGCTATAAATATTAGGAATTTAATAACTTATCCAATTGTTTTGAAATTTCTCCTAAATAATCTTGTGCTTGCCCCAAATTTATTATTTCCGACCCCTCTATCATGTTGGTTTCAACTAAAATATTGAGGTCTCTTTTTCTTGATTCGGGGGTAACTTCTCCTGCTGGTTCTCCAACTCCAGGTGGTGGAGGTGCAATTTCAGGTTCGCCTCCTAAAGGTGGTGCTGGAGGTGCTCCCAATTCTTCAGTTCCGCCTGGAGTTGTCTCTGCACCAGCGGCTGGTGTTGACCCTGTCATGCTTCCGTAGAGTTTATCTATATTATCGAATAGTCCTGTTTTTGTAATAACTGTAGGAGTTGCTTTAAGTTCTTCTCCTACGGCTCTTTCAACTCGTTGTTGTTGTAGATCCAATCTAACCTCATCATCAGACCATCCAAAAATGTGTTTCTTAGCCCAAGTAGAGGATGTCGCTTGTATACCATTACCTGGATCGGCGACCAAATCTTTATATAATAAAACTTTCTCTTTCCATACATCTACTTTCAGAAGATCCGCTTGTGTCGATGGATTAGTTAGACCTAATGTGAAGTTTGAAAGTTCGTCTTCAAATCCTAATAAGAATAAGTGTACTATGGCAATTTTGTTCATTTCCGCCAACATACTTTTCTGAATACGATTTATAGTCCTAGCAAAACGGATATCTTGTAATGCTAAATTTTTACCATCACCAACTACTTCTTCGAATCCTAAAAATGCTTTTGGAACTCTAAGAGCAGTTAAAAGTTTTTTCTGAATATATTCAATATCGGCGATTTCTGAAAGGTTTTGTGCTCCAGCTAAAGTATCAATCGGAGATGGAGCTGCAGGGTCTCTGACAGGGATGAAATAGTCTTGATCAACCGCCATTTGGTTGAATCTCATGTCTACGTTACCTGTCTTACTATCAACTATTTGTTCTCTTTTGAACTTATTGGCAACACGTTGTACATAAGCTTCAACATCATCGTCATTCATATTACCAACAAAAACCTTGAATATTCTTCTTTCAGGAGCTCTTGAAGTACGATAAATTAACATCGCGTCCTCACATAACAACAACTGTTTCCAAATACGTCTTGCTTTTTCCAACATTGAAGTTCCGTAAGGTAATTTTCTGTCATCACCCAATAATCTGAAGTGAGCAATTTCCCAAGATTGGAATTCCATGTTTTTGTTTTTCCAAGTGAAATGGAGGGCTTTTCTGTCTTTATCGACTTCGTTTTTAACATCCACAGAAATTTTTCCACTTGCACCAACCTCATGTCTTTCGATTTCAATGGTTGGAAGTTGTTGACATCCAACGACTCCCTTTTCGGGATCCAGTTTCAAATAAACAAAGTTATCACCATACTTACATGTGTTTCTTGTCCACATTGGTAAGTTTGTGTTGATGTCCAAAGCATTATTAAATAAATCCGCTAAAACCCCTTTGATTCTTTTAGACTCGGAATAGATTTGTAAAATAAACCCATCTTCATTTGTTGTGGTACATTCTTCAGCATAAATGTCCAAAGCCGCAGAAATTTCAGGGGTATATTCCATTGATTCGTAATCATATTGAGCCGACAGTCTTGTTGGTTCATAATAGATTGCTTGAGAATATAAATTGTTTTCTACTTTTGCCCACTGATTGGCAATATAATAAGTTTGTTGAGCTTGAAGTTTTTCTGTCTCGTATTCTTGTCTACTTGTTGTCCGTAAAAGTTCCTTTTTATCGAACTTGAAAGTAGGATAATCCTGATTGAGAAGTGAATTCGGTCCAAAGGTTTGTGACAATCTTTGCCAAACTGTCATGTTTTGATCTGCCATACGTAATTTTACTATTTACCCTGATAATATAAATAGTTATTAGGCTCCAAATAACCATCCATATTTTTGATAATCCGCTTTGGATGCCCCGTTGTTATTTAATCTTGGATCTCTACCCATTTGTGGTACCATTGGGTTGAAAAAGTCGGATGTATTTTTGTTTTCATTCATGACAGTTGCCCACGAATTCAACATTGCTTTTGTATGGTTTACAACTTTGGTCAATGACTGAAAAGATTTTTCGGCAACATAAATTGCCATAGATAATCCCATTATACAGTCATCATGTTGTCCTTTTTGGTGATCAGGTCTTCCGTTGATATAAACGAAAGTATTCATTTCGTTGTAAGTTCTTCTTGAATAAATTTTAAATCCATGTCTTACCGCTTCTTCAAAAGCGGCAATTATTTGAACTCGTTTCGTGTTAAAATTTATACCAGGGATTTTGTCATTTATCTTAGGGTCCCATTTCCATTTATTACTAGCGTCAACACCATCAACATACAATCCACCCTGATACTGTAGCTCTTGTAGTTTGCGAGCTGTAGACACCCCCATACCCCCTGTAATGTCAATTACACAGAAGGCATTATACATGGTTCCCCACTTATATGCGATTTCGGCTAAAACATCTGGTGGAACTTTACCGACATACTCCAATACCTGTTCTCTTTCATCAAAATCAATAATTTGTATTGATGAAAAATCCTCAGAGTCACCACGAGAAACGTCAACACCCATAACGTACTTATGACCGTTTTCAGGTTCCTTGAATATCCAAAGAGCGCTTCCCATCAATTTAGCTTGGGGATCTCTAACTTGATTTTTTGCAATATTTTGCATTAAATCAGAGTCAAATACGTTATCACCTGATCCCAAGAAATTACATTCCAATTCTTGGGCAACTTTTCGTCTATCGTACTTTAGTTTCTTCACCATCCCTTCGAACCATGAAGAACAAGGCTTATATCCTTTCTCTATGTAATCTTGGACTATGTCGTGGTCTCTTTCATATGGGTTATCCACGTTTAACTCAATCACGGTGTCTTGAGAATAATCTTCTCGATTAAGTAAAAAATGAACTAAGTCCGAAGTTTTTACCATATAAAGATCCTTTGTATATCTTGGATCTCGATACCAAAACATTTCCGATATTTTGAAATCATTCATGCCACGTAGGGCTTGATCGTAAATTTCATAATAAATCGGATCGTATCCGTTTGGAGTAGATACAACAATCACTTTACCACCTGTAGAAAGTGATGCCATACAAGCTGACCAGAAGTCACCGTCAGCCTCGATAAACGCCGCCTCGTCGAATATAAGTATGGTAGGGGTATATCCTCTAAGTGCATCTTTTGATGTGGCAACAGCTTTTACCTCACATCCATTATTTAATTTAAAATGTCTTTGTGAATTTTTTTCAACTGAAAATCCTATTCCAACCCAAGCTGGCCATTGTTCAATGAACCCACGGATTTTATTTGCCATTTCAACTGATGTATCCAATTTGTTGGCAATGATTAGAATTTTCTCAGGTTTTTCTTTTCTTGCGAAGGCAAGTTTTTTTGAAGACCAAGCGGCGGTGACTGTAGATACACCAGCTTGTCTATATTTCAAGGCTATGTTTTCGTTGTATTTTTCGTAGTCCTCAAGCAGGGATACCTGATCGGGAAAAAGTTCTAAAGGGACATACTTTGAAACTGTGTTGTCGTACGTCTGTAAATAAGTGCGAAGTGCATAAGGGGTATTCCTCATGCACTTCGTGTATTCTATTATTAGTTGTTCTTTATTCACAAGATTTAATCATATTCTGATTATGGTCTCGGGATACCCAAATCTCTGTAAAGCTGATCATAATCATCATCCTCATCATCGGATCCCTCTTCCCCTTTGAAATCATCATACTCTGTTTTTGATTTCTGAGCCATCTTCATAATTTCTTTGAATTTTGAAGTTGCTCTATTCACTTTCGATTGATCTTCAGAAATGGCGTCTCCAATTATATCCAAAAATTCTTTCGCAGGTGTTTTGTACAGAATAGTATAAAACCACGGAACTAATCCTTTGTTTTCATCATCAAACATTTCATCTGGTAATGCAAACCTGATTTTTTCAACAATCTCAGGACCAATTCGAAGTTGCATTGGTTCATTTGACAATACATCTGTGAATGATCTAACTTGTTGGGACATAACAGGGTCTTCAGGTAATCCATGTCTTGCGATTGATTCCTCAATACCTTTTATAATTTCATGACAAACGATTGGGAAGATTAAACCTTCTGCGACAATCTTGGTATCAGGTGTATCTTCACCCTCATCTCCTTCATCTTCGTCTTCAGGGTCTTTATTGACAATCTTAACTTTTCCCGCAACCCCATTTCCAGTTTGTGACATCATTTCAATCATTTGTTCCATTGAAAAATACATGAAATCATTGATTGCCATAATACTCAAATAAGCGGGATATAGTTGTGGATCGATTGCATCTAACCTTTGTTTAATTTCAGGTTTTTGGAAAATATAATGACCTTTTTTAGCGGCTCCTTGAACAAGAGCGTTGATCATATTTCTTTTATGAATTTCCAACTCCATCAATTCTTCGTCTGTCAAATCTTCAACGTCAAAAGAAGGAATTTCAGGTGAATCCTCATCTTCCTTTTTCTTCGGTTTGGTGGCTTGCATTCTGAAATCTGAAATATTGATAGGAGCCCTATTCAACAACGCCTCAATAGTAAACCAGTCAGAAGGAACCTGTGTTTCTTCTAAACACGCCTCTATAGCAAGTTGTTCCAATTCCTCTCGATGTCTACCTTCAATTCTTGTGATTGGGGGAACCTTGCTCATCATTTCTTGGATCATCATTCTTTGTACTTGCTCAGAACTGATGTCTTGGATTCCTGTAACTTGTTTCAGTTTATCCGCGACTTTACCAAATCTTGAACTTACTAATCTTTCAACATCCGCAACTCCTTTTCTTAATGCAGGATTTTTTGCGTACAAACTTTCAGGGCTACCCAATTTACGTTCCAATCTTGGGTCCATTCTTTCGGGTCTGTCCCCGTAATTTATCTGTTCTTTAATCTTTGCCATTTTCTTATTTCAATAAATTTAAGATAACATCAATTACTTCTTTTTTTGCAACTTCAGGAGATATTCTTCCCGCTTTTGGATCTATTTGTTCACCAGGTCGTGGATTTTTTCCAGGGTGTGCCGGTCTTGTTCTTGGTTTGGTATCAGGTTTTGTAATTGGTTTAGTTGGTGCAGTAGTTGGTTCCGCGCCAGCTTTAGGATCTATTTGTTCTCCAGGCCTTGGATTTTTACCGGGGTGAGAAGGTCTAGTTCTTGGTTTGGTATCAGGTTTTGTTGTTGGTTTCACAGGAGCTGTCAAAGGTGAAGCTTCTGCAAGATATTTTAACAAGTCCCCTTTGGTGATTCTTGGAGGTAAGTTTTTTTCTACTATTTTCATAATTTGAGATTCAATAAACAAAGATACAGGATTTTTTCCTTCTCCCAACTGTTTTTTTACTTCTTTTACACATCTTTCCCATTTTCTAGATTTTTTTGGTCCAACTTGGGAATGACAAATAGCCCATGGGTTTGGTTTGTTTTTCTTTGCTTCAGACATTCCCATCATATTTCTGTTATCATCCGAATCATCATCCATTCCATCAGGTGCCATATCATTAGCATCATGAGGGGCTTCTTGACCTGTAAGATTTTGTAGTGCGTCTGCACCTAAAGCGTTTTTGTCTGTAACATCATCTGTTTCAGTTTCTTTCATTTCACCCTCTTCCGCAGTAACCATAACTTCTTTTGTGTTAGGGTCTTGTGAAACAACAACATTACCTATTTTACCACCTTTAGGTCCTACTTTATAAGTTTTTTTAGCGGGTATTTCAGTAACTTGTTCTGATATGAACAATTTTGTGTGAAGAGTTTCGACTTGTGATTCTGTTAACTTACTCACAGTTTTTGCGGACAATCCTTTTTCGATCAGCTCCAAAGCTTTTTTGTTAATTTTCATATACAACTTTCTTTTCGAATTCTAATACCAAATCTCTTTCATAGAGTTTGTCTTTTATTTCTTGTTCGGAAATTCCAAATCTGAAAACCATTCTTTTTTGGTTATCTTCATTTTCAATTTCCCAGGCTAAAGCAATGACATCATCCATTACATCTTCCATAGAAAAAAAATCGGAGTCCTGAATCAATTCCAATTTTAAATTAGTATTTCTCAGAACTCCTACTTTTTTTATGTAATGTAAATCGGGAGGACTTGGATATCCGTTAGACGGTTTACTATCCCAATCATCTCCCCATACATTCAAATCATCAGAGAAAATGAATTCGTAAAGATTTTGTCCCTTATAATCAGACCCTAATCCATTTACGTATATCAGTTTACTCATAGAATAACTCCTTCAGGGGAAATTCTAACTTCTCCACCTTTATTTTCAAATACTAAGTTTTTCTTATTTGTTTTTCCAATAACTTTAGCTGTTGCATTTTTTTTCAAAAATTTTTCAGCCGCCAATTCTTGTTCAATAGTTTCAGTAAGTTTTACAATTTCTTTCATTTGTCTATCAAAATCCAAAACTGACTTAGTTCTTCTTGTCATTTGTTTTTCTTTGGTTTCCAAAATTTCTTTTTTTGTTACTTCGAAATATTTTGAAATAACTTTGTCAACTTTGGATTCTCCAAAAATACTATCGATGATTGCTCCATTACCGTAATCTTCTTCATCTTCATCAGTTTCACCCATCTTTGAAGAAATGTATGAAGCTACCATCGGTGCTGCGATTCTGGCCACAGTTCCCCAACTTTCACCCATTTCCTCTTCTCCCATTTCACCTTCCACAGGTATATCCATATCAGCTTGAATATCTTCAACCTCACTGTCGTCAGTCAAATCTTCTCCACCCATATCATCTCCTCCAAGATCTTCAGATTCTTCGTCGAACTTAGACATGATATCTTCTTTATCTTCTTCAGATAGAGAACCTAAATTTAGGGAAGATAAAACCATGTTGATAACATACTTTATGTCTTCAGATGTCATTCCTTCTTCACCATCCAAAGTTCTGATTTTCTGAGTCAATTTACCTGTTAATTTTTGAATAGTCTTGAAAGTAACTTTTTCACTCTCAGAGCCAGGGCCTTCGACATCAACAGTTGCATCAACATCGATTTCAGCTTCGGGTTCCATTCCTCCCATGTCCATACCCATATCTCCTCCTTCAGCGTCCATAGGCATTTCTTCAGTTGGTGATGGAGGTAGTTCAGGTGATGGGACTGCAGGTGGTGCGGCTGGTACTTCAGCGGCAGGTGCTGGAGCTGGTGCGGGTTTTGGAGTTTTCAAAGTAAACTTTTTTTGTTCACCAAACAAAGAAACACCTTCTTCGTTTTCGTTTAACCTGTTTAATTCACCAGCAACTAAGTTCAATCTCTTGAACGCCTGAGAATATGAAGTATAGTATTTTCTATTCTTCATTGGCTCGATATATTCACTTTGAGATTCAGAAATAGTTTTCTTGATGATGTAACCTTGTCTTTCTTTAACAATTTCGTATTTGTTACCATCAGCCAAAGAAATTGAATATTCTGACCTAGCCGTTTCATTCATATTTGATGGTATTACTTCGTTGAAACGAGCAATTTCCATAATTCTTTTTATCTTTTCTTGTCCAGTTAATTTCTCACTGCCAAGTGGTTTCAAATCTCCCATATTATAATTTATTTTTTTCTATTTTTTTAATTATTCAACCCTTGGAATCCACCCAAAGATATTGCGTTTAATTGAATGATTGTAACATTCCCCTCTTCACTTGTCATTACCTGATAAGGAACTGTAGATCCTGATGGTGCAGTTCCACCACTAAATGAACCTAACATATCCAAAGTATATTCATATTGGGCATTCACATAAATAGTGTAACCTGAGGTCACACTCGGAGTCGGTGTTGATGTTGGAGTTGATGCTGGAGTACCAGTCGGAGTTGGAGTCACGGCCGCAGTTCCTGTAGGGGATGCTGTTATACTTGGTGTTGGTGTGTTAGTTGCTGTGTTAGTTGGTGTTGATGTTTGTGTCGTAGTAACACTTGGTGTTGGAGTTCGGGTTGCAGTCGCAGTATTAGTTGGTGTTTGAGTTTGTGTTGCCGTATTAGTTGGTGTCTGTGTTGTAGTCGGAGTTGGTGTGACAGCAGCAGTTCCAGTCTGTGTTGGCGTAGGTGTTTGTGTTGAAGTTGTAGTTGGTGTTGGAGTGTTTGATGCTGTAGGGGTTGGAGTAATATCTCCAATACATTCTAAACAAGTGTTCCAAGGCCCATTGAAAATTGTTACTGTCAGTGCTAAAGGAGTTACAATTCCATCTGCAACAGTAAAACATTCGTGACTACCGTCTTCAAATGATAAATCATAAATTTTATTATTCACCAAACTACCTATAATTTTAGCGTAAATTGTTTCACCTCCCTCACATGGAGTTATAATGTAATACGAAAATGGTAATGGCGATTTTGTTGGAGTGGAGGTGTTAGTTGGAGTCACACTTGGAGTGGCAGTTTGTGTTGCGGTATTTGTTGGAGTCGGTGTGTTAGTTGCAGTTTTTGTAGGGGTAGCAGTATTTGTCGGTGTTACTGTTGGAGTTGAGGTATTTGTTGGGGTCTGAGTATTTGTTGGAGTTAAGGTATTAGTTGGAGTCGCGGTATTAGTTGGAGTTTGTGTATTAGTTGGAGTTTGTGTTGGAGTTGCGGTATTTGAAGCGGTTGGAGTTGGTGTAATATCTCCCAAACAATCAATGCAATTATTCCAAGGTCCATTAAAAATTGTTGCAGTCAGTGCCAAAGGAGTATCAACACCTGGCTCAATTGAGTAACATCCATTACCCCCACCGTCAATGATTAAATCATAGGTTTTACCCTGAATAAGGTTTTCCTCTGACTTAATATATAATTGTGTTGAGGAATTACAAGATGATGCAATATAAAAACTGAAAGCCATTTAATTTTTTCTTTATAAATATACGAATATTCACATTTATTTAATTATTGATAGGTCTCTTCTAATTTTCTCTCAATGGACAACTCTTTATCCAACGCTTTGTTAGAACTATCAAACAATTTTTGTATATGTCCTGATCTTCTCAAAAATTTAAAAACCAAATTTTCGTAGGATAATTCACCCTCTTTTTCTAACCCCGATTTCCTATAATCTTTTAGTTTGTCTTTGATTAAATCGATCGTTTTTTGATCATCTTGAGTATCTTTTGATTCAATTACCTTATCAATTTTTTCAGTCCAGTTTTTGATTTTTTTCTCTAAAACAACTTTATCAATTTCATTTTTGAATTTTTTGGGTTTGTCAATCCATTCATTATTCATGACTGAATAGACACCTGACGCGAAATGTGGTTCTTCACTATCTTGAGAATAAAGTTCAACGTCATATCCAAAAATTTTGATATCGTGTTTGTCATTGAAAATTTGTTTTTTCAAATTGAATAACTCCTTGTATAAAGTAGCTTCATCTTCATACTGTTGGAAATCAATAATTACGTGTAAATCAAAATCGGAGAATTCGGACCAATTGAAATTAGCTAACGAACCAGTGAGAACTATGTCTTCAACAAAAACCTCGTCTCCTAAATAATCTATAAATTCTTGAGCAATTCTCATCAAACCTTTGTGAACCTTTGGTATCATGGTTGCTTTTTGAGGGTCATCGGGTGACTCCCAAATTTTTGGGTTTAATGTTTCCCTAACAGAAAAACTGTCAAGTATTTGTTGGAATTTGCTCATCCTTATAAATATTAGATTTTTTTATACTTGAAAGCTTTAGATATTTCTGTAACAAAAAATTTCCCTTGTGATTCGGATAATCTAAACTTTGTATAAGTTTGATGAGGGACATCATCATATTCATACTTGAAACCGTTATTAAATTCTACTACAAGTTTTTTGGTTTCAGTATCGTATACCGTTTTTTTTATGTTGGACGATTTGATTTCATTCAAAATCTTTGTCCCCTGTATCTCTTCTTTCAGTATCGCCATCTCTGAGTGGTGTTAATTCGTTTATTTTTAATAATTTTGGCATGATAAAATCCGAGACTTCATCTTTTGTAACTTTGAATCCGTAATGTTGAAGGAATCTAACAACTTCATTAAATTCATTATTGAACTTTTCTTGCAGACTCATCATCTTGAAAGTGTATGTTGGTGGATTGTCCAACTCATCTTCACTGAACCCCATTTCCTGTAAATGTTGTCTTAAGGTCAAATAAATGTCCAAGAGATCTCTTAAAAGAGAAGAATATGTTAGATATTTTTCGAAAGGTTTCATAATTATAAATATTATGTAAAGTTTTCTTTTACAAAATAAAAAACTCTCACCAAAAGTGAGAGTTTTTCAATTATTTTAGTTTTCTTAACTGATCCCTAATTTCAATCGATTTTTCAAAGTTTTGTTCTTCGATTGATTTTTTGAGGTCCTCTTCAAGTTTGTCGATTTCCTTTTGGTTAGATTCCAATTTTTTGATTTGGTCTCTTAGTTCAACCGCTTTTTCAAAATCTTCATTTTCAATTGCGATTTCAAGTTGTTGTTTCAAATTTTTTGAAGTTGGGTTTGTTTTAGCGTTGTCGTAGTAATACGTAGTTATTTTCATTGTTCCGTCATCTGAAACTTTAGTTTGAGTTTTCCACTCACCGTTAGATGGGGTTAATTGATTGAACATTTCGTCGAATGCTCTAAAGATGTCGTTATAAGATCTTCTGTTACCAAACATAATTTTAGTTTTTTGTTTTAAGTTTATTTGTTATCTTTGTATTCAAGATTGATGCCCACACAAATATTATGACAATATGTCATAAAAATCAACCAAATTTGAAAATAATATGACAAGGTGTCTGATTATTTGGATAAGAATAAATTTTGATATTACTTTGTAAAAAAAAACTATGAACGACTTAATGGACGACGAAGACAAAATGATGAGTAAAAAACAGAGATCCACTCAAGAAAGTAGAACTCCTGTACTCGATAACTTCAGTAGAGACCTTAATAAACTAGCTGAAGATGGTAAGTTGGACCCTGTGATTGGGAGAGATCGAGAGATTCTAAGAATTGCTCAAATTTTATCTCGAAGAAAAAAAAATAACCCAATTATCATAGGAGAACCTGGTTGTGGTAAAACCGCGATTGTCGAGGGTTTAGCAATGAAAATTGTTAGTGGTGAATGTCCACGAAATCTATTGGACAAAAGATTGGTAAATCTTGACCTTACTTCAGTTGTTGCGGGCACAAAATACCGTGGACAATTTGAAGAAAGAATGAAAGTCATAATCGAAGAACTACAGGCGAACCCTAACATCATTGTTTTCATTGATGAGATTCATACATTGGTTGGATCTGGTAATTCTGCAGGATCTATGGATGGATCTAACATCTTCAAACCAGCACTATCTCGTGGCGAAATTCAAATCGTCGGTGCAACAACTTTGGATGAGTTCCGAAAAAACATCGAAAAGGATGGAGCATTGGAAAGACGATTCCAAAAAATTATTGTTGAACCTTCCACCGTTGTTGAGACAATACAAATTCTAAAGAATGTTAGAGACAAATATGAGTCATACCATAAAGTTAGTTATTCGGACGAAGTGGTTGAAACTTGTGTGAAACTTGCTGATCGATACATCACAGACAGAGAATTTCCTGATAAGGCATTTGACATCTTAGATGAGGTTGGGGCTCGTATGCAAACTGAGTTGAAGATCCCTGATTCAATCGAGGAACTCAAGAAGAAAGCAGCTGAACTTAGACAACAAAAGTTGGACGTAGTTAAGAAACAAAACTACGAACAAGCCGCTCAACTGAGAGATAAAGAAAAAAAGTTGTTGGACAAGTTGGATCAAGAAAAAAAGAAATTTGAAGAACAACTATCTAAAGACAAACAAAAAGTAAATTTGGAGGATGTTTACGATGTTGTTTCCAACATGACTAAAATTCCTGTCAACAAAATGTCTGTGGATGATACCAAAGCATTGTTGAATTTGGATAAACATATTGTTGGGACTGTGATTGGTCAGGATGCCGCTGTTATCAAAGTCGCAAAATCCATCAAAAGAAATCGACTTGGTATCAAAGATCCTAATCGTCCAATTGGTTCGTTTGTTTTCTTGGGATCTACGGGGGTTGGTAAAACTCACTTAGCGAAACAACTTGCAAAAGAAATGTTCGGTAGTGAGGAAGCTTTGATTCGTGTAGATATGTCCGAATATCAAGAAAAACACACCGTATCCAAATTGGTTGGAGCACCTCCAGGTTATGTTGGTTATGAAGAAGGTGGACTTTTGACTGAAAAAGTTAAGAACAAACCTTACTCTGTTATCTTGTTTGATGAGGTTGAGAAAGCTCACAAAGATGTATTCACCGTATTACTTCAAATCTTGGATGATGGGCACGTTACAGATAGTTTAGGTAGAAAGATCAATTTCAAAAATACTTTGATCATCCTTACTTCAAATCTTGGCGTGAAAAAACTACAAGATTTCGGAACCGGTATTGGATTTTCCAACAACTCATACAGTAACGAAGAAGCGAAAAAAGAAATCTTGATGAAAGAGATGAAAAATTTCTTTTCTCCTGAGTTTATCAATCGTATCGATGATACCATTGTATTCAATTCTCTTTCTCAAGATGATATCAAGAAAATCACCGATATCGAACTTAAGAAGTTGATGAAGCGTCTCGAAGAAATGAAGTATAAAATTTCTTATGATGAATCTTTGGTTGAATATCTATCCAAAATCGGATACGATGAAGTATATGGAGCTAGACCATTGAAAAGAGCGATTCAAGACAAAGTAGAGGACTTGTTATCTGAAGAAGTTTTGACCGATAAGATTGTTGAAGGTAAAACTTACGTAATCAAAGTCGAAAACGAAGAGGTTAAAGTAATTAAGAAAGGTCGGTAATTAAAAAGGGGGATATTTCCCCCTTTTTTTATATTTATACTTATGAGTAATTTTTCAATATTATTAGATCGTTTCAAGAAAAGGTTCCCAAATCAATATCAATCCAAAATTGATATCATTGAAAAGTTTGTAACTGATTATATTGAGAAGAGAAACATAAATGTAAAATTTTTAAATTCTTGTTCCGTAGGATTCAAAGGAGTTAGAACAAGAGATCAAGTTATAATTTGTTCTCCTGTAGAAATGGAAAGTATTGGAGATTTTTTATATACAATATTTCATGAAATCAGACACGAGCAACAAATGAGAGACATTAAAATGAGGAACCCTCTCACTGATTTTGATTTGTCCGATTTCGAAGAACTTTATCAACAATATTGGGAAATGGAATTGGATGCTGATCAATTTGCTAAAAATATGGTTGCTAAATTGATTATAAAATTGAACATCCCTTTAGAGATAGCTAAAAAATACTTTTCATTATCACCATACGTAGAAAAGTACCCTACGTTGTCGAATATGATTCGAAGTAGTGTCTATCAAATTATAGAGGACATAAAAAGAATAAAAAAATCGGGTGGAGAATATACCGATATTCAAGACCACCCGATAGTTAAAAGACACATCGATAAGTTAGAAGATTTTATTTAATTAAAAGGGGTGAAATTGTCCTTTTGGAACTGACTTTTTGAAATGTAATTTATAACCCAAATCTTCAATCATTTTTCTTCCCATTTCAATTCCGTTGAATACATCCTCGATTACTACGTATTCCTCTGGAGTGTGGTAATCGTAATATCCAATAGAAAAATTTATACAAGAAAAATCAAATTTTCCTCTCAATGCATAAACATCTGTGTATGGGTGAACCATATACTCCATATAGTCCCAATTCATGCCCTCAGTGAGTACCTTATTAACTTTTTCGAAAAATTCAGACCCTCTATCGAATAGTATCTGACCGAAACATTTTTCAGTGATCATCCAATTCTCAGGAGCATCGAACTGAATTCCATACCCCACATTTTCAAAAAATTTTGGGTCTGCAGATCTTGAACCGATACAACCGATTTCTTCGGACACAAAGAAAGCCGCTTTGAGATACGGTAACTCTTTCAATAAAGTAAGACATGCAAACACACCGCATTTATCATCCCCTCCGATACCTGTCGGGGTTTCTCTATCGTTAAATGCCTTCAATGATGGTTTGAGTTCACCTTGAGCGTTTTTCAACATCATTTCTCTGATGTTGATTGTATCGATGTGGTGAACTGTATCTGTATGTGATATTACACAAGGAAAATAGAAATCTTCTGGTAACTCTGAGGTTTCTTGTTTGGTCGCATAAACATTCATTTTATCATCAACATAATGATCAATATTGTTTTCGGTCAACCAATTAACCAAGAATTCAACCATACGATGTTCTTGGTGAGTTTTTGTGGGGATGCTCAAAACTTCTTTGAGCAAATTTATATCTTTCATTTTATAAAGATATAAATAAATTAGATTTCATCCAAATTAAATAATGTAGGTTGGTAAAGTAAGTTATAAAAATTATCTTCTGATAAAGATACTGTCTTTTGTTGTAATCCTTTTGATAATGATACACGAACTTTCATCTCAGGAAAATCAAACCCTTCAATTTTGAATCTAGTTTGTTTTTTGGGGTCTTTGGGTAACACATGCCATTCATCCTGATTAAATTTTTTGGTGACTCTAGAAGTCATTTCAGTAAAGTCATCAATATTTGCACCTTCAGCAGAATTTTGAATTTTTTCCAAAATTTTTTCTAAAGTTTGTTTTATACTTCTGTTGTAACTTTTATCGTCAAAATCACTATCCTTTTCATACTCATAATAATTTTCCATCCATCCACCAGGAGCTTCTTTTTCTTTGAAGTGACTTGATAAAATTTCTCTGACAGGCTGATGCATCAAATTTGTTCCAATATAGTATTTTAATAAATCTTTGACTTTTATATCAAAACCATCATTATAAATTTCTTCAAAATTCATGTCATCATAATATTCCTTCATTTCTTGGGGAATAACATCTTGTAGAGAACTTCTCAAAGCGGAGTTTCTTTCAGACCAATAATCGTATATCAAATCCTTAGTTTCATTTTTGAAATTTTCATAAAGCTTATCGGCAAGCCTACTTTTGAATCTCTCATTTCCAAAATCCACCTTCATGGGTAAAATTAACCTTGATATTTCAGTTAGTAACTCCGTATTCTCTTCATCAAGATTATCGAAAGGACCATAACCCTCATAAAATTGATCTGTAATTGAATATAGGTCATAAAATTCGGTACTTGAATAAGGGTTGTTCAATTCGCTAAGAAGCCATACATCATCACCATCCATACCCAACATTTTGTGAAACTGTTCTGAATCTTTGAATACTATTCGTATTATACTTTCGGATGGATCAAACCGATCTTCCTCCTGCATATAAGAAAATAACGGATCAGAGTTTATAAGATCAGATTTTGAAATCTTACCTAAAGCATAATTTCGTAAAGCTACGTATGGTCTCATTTGTGACATATGAAATAAATATCATTTTGGTTGTAATTGGAAATATTTATACTTACATTTGTACAACAATGGGGATGAACGGTATTGATTGACATTGTTGGGGATAAGTGGCACGTAGTCAGAATTCATCTATGACTTAAATCTATGGTGAAGAAAGTAAACGGCAATACTCTTGCTAAGATGTCTGCTTTAGGTTTAACTAGAGAAGCGTCTGTTGTAACTGCTTAATTAGTAGATACAACGTCAGGTCGAATGGGCATATAACCTAGGAACAGAAGCCCTCTAAGGTGGATACCACCCGAAGCGTATCAAAGGTCTCGTTCAGAGGACTACCTTATTACAAGTGAACTCGACACAGTTGTTGGTGACAATGTCAAAATAGGAACCATCTATTTCGGAAGGTATGAAAAACCTTGACCTAAACGTGTAGGCATTTATTGTCAAAGTGAGCAAGACGCGAGTTCGAATCTCGCCATCTCCACCAAATAAAGAAGGGGTCATTCGACCCCTTTTTTTTTAGTTTCCTTTTGACGGAAATCTTGTCCATCCATTGACCCATATAGGTTTATCTAATTCAGGTATTACCACGTCAACTTCTTTATTACTTTTTGATAATGCTAATGTTTTAAGTTGTTCACTTGTTAGAATTGTTGTTGCTCTACTAATGAAATTCAGAGTTGGATTGAATGTTCCAACAGAATTGTTTTCAAAGACAGATACACCATCTTTTACGAATTGTGCAGTTTCATTACTTTCCAAACTCAATCCACCTTTCATCCATCCCCAAACAATACTATTTTTCATAGTGAATTGGGTTGCTCTTCTGAATCTCAATCCGAGATTGTGGTTTGCTAACGCCGAACTAACATTTGGTCCAACTAAAATCATGTTGAAAAGTTTTGGATGGGTGTAAGGTTGAGCAGATGAGCCAGTTCCATCGTTATCACATTCAATACCATTACCAGCATCACCACTATCTACGAATTGTGGGTCTCTTTTGGCAATTCCATTAGTAATGGTGCCTGTGTATCCGAAATCAAAATCGAAATCATCGTCAGCGGTTGCATACGCGTAAAGATTTTTACCATTTACTGTTCCACCAAAGAATTCAAATGCGTCGTCGTTAGCGTATACTGTTTGGATGTTTTCAAGAATTGTTCCATTACCTACACCTCCGAGAGTCAATGCATTTATTTCAG